TCCTGTCCGGCTGCCTTTGCTGCCTTTAATTGCTTTGCATACTTATTATCCACTGCCATTGTTTCGGCTTCCTGGAGGGATGCAGATAAGTTTGAAGCGGCATTGGCTATATCTGCAATATCCTGAGCTAATTGTTCGGCTTTAGCCAGTTTTATTTTAGCAACATCCGTTTCATATCGCTTAATTGCTTTTTCTTTATTACCACCGTTTTTAATGATTTCGGCCAGTTCTTTAGCATGCGCTTCTTTTAATACCTGCAGATCATCATTAAACTCTTTTCGTTTATCTTTAAAAGTATTTATACCATACTTTTTTTCAATTTCTACGATTGATTTTTCAATTTCCTTTTTATCTGATATCCCTTTTTTAAGTATTTTCTTTTCTGCTTCGTGCTGTGCTTTTTGCGCTTCCTCTATGGCTTTGTTGGATGCCAGGGTAGCAGTAAGTTTTTCATCATCTGATTTGAATTGAAAGTCAAGTAGATCCCGTGCATGTTCCTGGGCAGCATCAAGCCGGGCTTCGGCTAACGTCTTATCCAATGCCAATATCGAATTATCATACTGATCCTGGGTAATGATTCCATTATCGAGGTTTTGATTTAATTCTTCACGTAGCTGATTGTCATAGATTACGATAGCATTCAACCGTTCATCCTGCAACGTTTTCAGTGATTTTAGTTTTAGTTTTTCGGCTTCGTCCTGACGTTTTAAATCAATGGTTGCTATTTTATCAGCAGCGTCCAGGTATTCTTTGCTGTTTTTATCATATAACACTTGTTTCCACACCAATCCTTCACGCTCAACATTAATCATATTTTGTTGATAGACTTCTTCACTATCCAGATTATCCAAATGCCGTTTTTTAAATTTAATCTGTTCGGAAGATATCCATTTATCCAGTTCGTCCAGTGATTCTTTCTGAACATCTACGCCGGTACCCGGTTTTTTAGTCTCTGTTCCCGCTGGTTTTGGAGCTAATTTAAACCCACTTCTTAAACCTCCTAATGCATTTGTATATGCAATAGATTTTTTTACAGAAAGCGACAATACATCAAGGAAATCCTGTTTTGGTTTAATTACAGATACCAAACCTGCTTTATTCTTTTTATCTAATTCAATTTCAGCCTGTAATTGCTTCATTCGTTCCTGATCTCTTTGATAAATACGTCTTTCGGCTTCTATTTTTTCATTGATATATTTTAGTTGATCCTTTTGTCCGGGCATTAACTTTTTCATTGAATCAATTCTAACCTTAGTGCTTTTTTCAATCGCTGCTTCTTCATTTTGAGCTGCATCTTTTGACCATGAACTAAATGTATTAGCGTAAAATGTACCCATTTGCACCAACCACCTTGAAGCATTGGCCATCGGTCCTTTTCCATTTTCAAGCGATAACAGGAAGGCATCCCACGACGATGTCATTTTTTCCACGTCCCCGGAAAGGTTGTCGGTAGCAATCAACATTTGCTCCATGGCTACCCCGGTACCGGTAACTTGTTTGTTTAATTCTTCAAACCTGGTTTTATTTTGAAATAATATTTGTGCAAGTCCAAAAAACTCAGTTCCAAATCTTTTTTGAAGTTCTATATTATCACCTGCAATGCTTTGGTTATTATCAATTGCTTTATTAAGGTCAAAAAGCCCGTTGGTATAATTTTTAGTATCTGCCTGTAATTTTACCAATACGCCTTTAAACCCGGTACCTGCAGTTTCAGCCTTTACACCTTTTTCGCCAAAGAGTTCCATCACGGCCACCGTTTGTTCAAGGGTAAGATTTGCAGATTTGGCAATGGTGCCTACTTTCGATACTGATTCGCCCAGATAATCCACTTCAACAGCTCCATACTTCGAACCTGCCGCCAGTACGTTGATAGTCCGGTCACTTTCAATGGCCGAAAGTCCGAACTGGTTCATAATGGTGGTAACGGCTTTGGTTGATTCGGTAAGGTCCATTCCTGTGGCCTTACTTAATGTCAATACCGATTGTGTAACGTCACTCAACGCGCTCACATTGCTCAATAGTTCCGGCTTAGCACTACCAACCAACTTCATGGCCACTACAATTTCAACAGCCGACTTACCGTATTCTTTTGCCAGGTCAATTGCTTTATCTTTTAAATAATCAAGATCCTTTCCGGTAGCGCCTGTAAGTGCCGACAGTTCGGATACTGACTTGGCAAACTCCATGGAATGCTTTACCAATGCCACAACGGCGGTACCTACTACAGCAAGTACACTGGCACCCAGCATAAGTTTATTTTTAAACAGCATCTCAATCGTATCACCCACTCCGGTTAACGATCTGCCGATCCAACCCATTGCACCGGGTAACTCAGACATCCGGTTTAGAAACCCGTCAAGACCTTTGGTATTATTAGCATATTGCGAGGCGATATCAGCCAGTTTATCTTTATGTTCATTTAAGATAGACTTTAAATAACCTATCTTTTGCCCGTGAGCTACATAATCATCTGCACCAATAGTCATCTTAGCCTGCTCATTGCTGAGTTTTCTCATTTCGGAAGTGATACCCTTCACAGAGTTCATTACCGGTGCACCGTCAATGTAAATCGAAACGCCGCGTTTTGCTACTTTATCAGCCATATTGTTATTTTCTATGAATTAAAAATTTATCCAGTTTATCAAGTATATTTCTCATGGCCAGGTCACCGTAAAATTCCTGGGTAATATCAGCCAGACCTTTTAACCCGGTTCTTATTTCCACGTCAAACCAGTCCACCGGATGCCGGTTCATTCCACCGCCTTGAGGACTAATATGTTTTACCGCTTTTTTACGTTTTAATTTGGTGATATATCCACGGACAACAGAGTTTCCAGTCTTAATGTATCCACGGCCAACACCATAATGGACAAATATTCCATGCCTTTCAAACTGGAATTGTATTCGGGATGCCGATCCAAATCCATATTTTACACCGAAAGAAATTGATTGAGCTAATTTTTTTTCTGTGCGCGTACTTGATTCTTTTCCTCCATATACAGGGGCATTAGCGGCCATACGTCCACGGGTGGAGATGGCCCAACCTTTTACTTTGTCGTTAAATTCGCTTTCGGTAATAAAATTTGGAGTCTGATCATTCATACATTTTAATTTGAGTATACAAATTTCGACATTAAGCGATGTCAGGAAAAGGACAAAAAAAATGCTCCGACCTTCACAGGCAGGAGCATTTATCATTTAAATCTAATACTATGAAAAAAATCACGAATCAAACATGTCGAACAGTAGAAGAAAGTTTATAGTTTATAGTTTGTAGTTTATAGTTAAAATGAACTATGTATGGCGTATAACTATAATTATGAATTGCCGTTTGATTTTTTATATTCATATTATTCGAAAAAATTATGCTTGGACCGTAATCCGGATTCCTCCAGGTTTCCATTTTAAAGGTTTGTGCTACCATTTCGGGGTTAGTCAGTAAAACTGTGCCTGCTAAATTATAAACTACCTGAGTAGTCTCAAAATTCACGGCATTGATAACCGGAGTAACAGAAATTTGCTGAACTACATACGAGTTCTGAAGCATGTCGTTGGTCTGGTTACCAACATCGGAGGCTATTGCTGACATAAAGGTCAGCGAAAATAGCGCAAGGCAAAAAATTAATCTTTTCATAAATAATTTTTTTGTTGTGAATACTAATATTTGTGTTTTAATTTCAATGCAAACTTATCTCTTTATTTCTTCCATAAAAAGGACAGAATATTATACCACCTAAATTGGATAATCAACCATATTAAAACAGGAATACAAATCCCAACCAGCAACCACTTCCACCAATTACTAACCGGTATTTCCTTTGATTCAGTTTTATTTGAAAGCGAACTATTTACCTTCATCACGCTATCCAATTTTGTCTGAAGTTCCCTGGTGTATGATTTTTGTAAATTCAGTTTATCAGTTAATGTCTCCTGAATCTTAATATCTTTCTGATTCGATTCAGTTTCAGTTGTTGTAGTTTCTTCGATAACGGGGGGTTTACCAGTCCCCGGGACAATCGGTTTCGATCCATCAAACTTTGTCGTTTTTGTTTCGGTAACCTTTTGTTTGTTTTCGGACAGATCCGTTTTCTTATCCAAAGTTTTCACTGACTGATCATTCACCGAATCCGTCTGTTTTTCGTCCAACTTTTTGGACACTTCAGTATCAACTTTCAGATTACTTGAGAGAGTTGATTTCTCAAGTTTTTTTGTTCCGGAACAGGAACAAATAAAAATAAATAGGATAAACAGTAGTTTTTTCATATTTTTTTAGCCTTTAAATTCTGAATATTTTTGTCCATTATCATAAATATCAATGTGAACCCAACTAACACCAGCTTCACATCGAACATTGACAGGCAAAAGGTTCGCGTTTTTCTTAATCAACTGTCTTGTCTGTTCTGATGTCATATTTTTGGCATCAAAGTCAATGGCCGCTCCGTTTGCATGTGAAGTAAGATAGATATGATTTTCCAATGTCTTATCTTTCACCAGCTGACATATATTACATCTAAAACCTCGTTGTGACAATGGACCACCTGTTGCCCAGTTATTCACGGCCATTGGAACTTTTATGACATCACGTCTTAATATCAAAAGCATTTCTAAAAAATCACGGTCAAAAAACTGCCATGAAGTTTCGCCAAAAACTGTGAAAGTGTGCCGGCAAACTAATTCTTTGATATCGAAATAGTTTTTTAATTGCGTAATTAATTCATTTCGTGTCATTATTGTGTTCCTCCTTTCACTTTAGCGTCTTGACTAAAGAAAGCATTCAAAGCACCTAAGAAAGTAGCCACAAGTGCAAGCGATTGCACAAGTTCAGTAAACGTGATCGACTTCGATAAAACGAGGACCATTCCAAGGACCAGAAAAATGATCCCGAGCAGACCAATTAAATTTGTTTTCCAATTTTTTCCCATAAATTTATTTTTTAAGAAGTTGTTTTTTCATATTCTTCAAATTTTTTCAAATACGGTATTCGTTTTAAAAATTCAAGATTTAGCACAAAATAGAAGAAATTAATTCCCCTCGAGGTCGGGAATAATCGTTTCAGATTCTTACTCCAGTTAGCCAGGTAAAAGCAGATCCATGCGCAGGTAAGTACATAAATTCCTCTATAAACCCATTCATCGCCTTTCAATTTTTCCCCAAGGGTAAACATACAGGTCAGAATTACCAGATAAACAGCAACCTCACAGAACGCATATAAAGCTTTTTTAAAATTGATAGACTCATGTTGAGTTAGGATGCCGGCTATAATTCCAAATGCAAAATTTACGATAAAAGCAATCGCAATTGCAATTGTCAAATCTTTGATCGGGAGGAAATATACCAGCATGGCCGTAAAATATCCCGATAGGGAGTAATAGATAGCTTTCAAGAATTTTAGTAGTTCCATAGTTGTAATTGATTTATTTTACACCACGTCAATTACCTCAGGTTGTGGTTGCATACTTTCCGGAACCTCTTCCCATTCCTGGGCACCATCACCCAGGTAAACCATTTTACTCCAGGAATCCCTATTTTTCAAGATCATTCCTTCTGATGCGGTTTGGGTACGTA